CAGATGTCGTCCCCGTGCTTGCGGAGACTCTCGATAACCGCTACAAGGATAACGGCCACCGCCGCAACAATAAGCAGGGGCCAACCGCCAATAAGGGAGATAACGCTAAGTATAAGGGTTCCCAATCCCATAAGAATCGCGTTTAAGACGGAAGACATGATGAACGTGCCGATCTGCGGCAGCAGGGCTGCGCCCAAAACCGCGAGAAGCAGGGGCCAGTGGTTGTTCAGGAGATTTCCGAGCTGATCAAAGATACCGTCCCAGTCGACGGAGGCCAGGCAGTCCTGTATCTTCTGGCTGGCCGCGTCCCAGTCCACCTGATCGAGGATATTATTGATAGCCGTCAGTATGTCAAATGCCAGGTTACTCAGCGTGGAGAAGATGCCCACCCAATCGATGGAACTGATCATCATTACAATGTTCTGGCCCAAAGTATCCCAATTGGTGCCCTCCACGGCGTTGACCAGAGCGGTCAGCAGGCCAATTACGAAGCCACTAAATCCTTCTCCGGCTTGCTGCCAGGGAATGTTTGCGATTGCAGCATTTATGCAGGTGGATATGCTGCTGCCGAGGTCAGCCCAGCCAGCGTAGGTCTGCACGAATCCATAGAGCGTCAGAATTGCTGCGCGCAGTCCGTCGGTCAAAACGTTTCCGAGCAAGGGCCAGTTGATTTCGTTGACCGCGGTGGTCAGACCTGCGGCTAGCCCTGCGCCGAGGCTCTCCCAGCGGATCCCCTGCATCAAATTGTCGGCGAGTATCAGTGCCGTGTTCAGCCCTTGCGCTATGGTGCTGCCGATGGACTCCCACAAACCCGGGGTCTCGATAAACCCGTTGATGCAGTTAGCGAGATTCGTCGCCCATTCCTGGGCTTTGCCCTGAATATCCGGCCATGGAATGGCGTTCAGCGCATCCCGGAGCTTCTCACCAATCAGCCGGCCTACTCCGTACCAGTCTCCATCTTCGATGGCTTGCAGAACTTCATCCAGGAACGGATTTTCTCCGGAGAAGTCATAGTTCGGGGTAATTGCTCCGCCGCTGTTTTTGTTGTCCAGCCGATCAATCTCATCGAACTTCGCCAGCGTGCTGTTGGCCTCTTTGCCTGCCGATTTCGCGGCTTTGGCGTATTTGCCCATGGCCTTGGCCGCGCTCTGGCTGGCCCCTATGGATTTGCCCGTGAGAAAGGAGATCAGCTTGGCAACGTAGTACAATGCCGTTGCTGCTGCGTTTGCGATGGCCGTCAGCGCGGGTGTGAGCGCCCGAATCAGCGGTGCAGCTGCCGTCATGGCCGCGCCCTCAAGATTGCCGAGCGCAGCCCTCAACGAAGCCGAGGAAAGCATTGCAGAGCTCATCCATTCAGTCATCTTGCGCAGCCCCGCACTGACGAGATTGAATATCAGGGCGCCTGATACGATGCTCATCAGGCGGTTGCGGAATCGGGCGAGAGCCTTCGCGCTCCGTGTCAGCCGATTACGCACGCTCTGCACGGCGCGCTGAATTGCACCGAAAGCTTTCATACCAATGCTGCCAACCGAACGAAGAGCATTGCTGAGCATGCCAGAGAGCGTGCTACCCAGTTTTTCCGCTCTTCTCTGTGCGCCGCCGACCGCTTTATCGAGTAACCCCGCGCCGGGATTTTTTGCAGACGTACTCTGTGAGGCCGATGCGGAGCGCTGCGAGCTGTCTTTGTCTTGCGCTGCGAGCGCTTTCTTGGTTTCGGCTACAATGCGTTCTGCGTGCTGTGTGGCTGTCTCCTCGGTGTCTCCGTAGAGCTTGCGCTGGCGCTCCTCGATCTTAGCAAAGGACAATTCGATGGCGGCTGCCTGCTTATTGAAGTAGGCTTGCATCTCGTCGTCCCCGGAAATGTGCTGGATCAGGTCTTTCTGGCGTTTCACCGCTTGATTTTCTTGCTCCAGCTGCGCTGTTAAAGCATCATGTTGCTGCTGCAACGCCTGGACAGCGCCGTCCTGTGCTTGATAAGCGGCGGCAGTTTCATCCAGAATGGATTCTTGTTTGCTTAACGAGGCAAGGAGTTCACTTTGCTGTTTCATCAGCTTCGTCTCACCCTGCATACGAGCTTTCAAGACTTTCTGTACCCCTGCATCGCTCATACTGGGGTAATCACTTTTGATGCTTTGCAGGTGCGCCTGTTCAGCGGCATCAATCTGACGATTTACCTCGTCAAGCTCAGCTGCGGTCTCTGCGGCTTTCTGCCGAGCGCCCTCCAGCTGTTCTTGGAGCTTACTGCGTCCGCTCTGGGCGGTGGTTATCTGCTTACCCAGATCTTTGATTTGAGATGCTGTGCTCTTTACGCTGGCTTCCAGCGATTTAAGGTCAGCCTCGGCCCCCTTTTTATTGATTCGAGCGTCGATGACGATCTTATTCTCGGCCACGGCTTCACCCCCCTAAAAGTGCGAGCAATCTTTGTTTCTCGGCTTTGTCCTCTGCGCTTTCCGGCGTTTGGATTTTTATCAATTTTTCGTTTTCTCTGGCAAATTCCAACTCGGATTTCTCCAGCTTTTTTCCCTTTGCGCGCTTGTTCCGAATGTTCACCACTTGGGCAAATAGCCCATCCCCAATGCCCTGAAAAGCGCCTAAAAATTCCCACCAGTGCAGATACTCGCATCTCCGGCAGCTGTATCCGAGCACCTTATCCACGGCTGGTGCGATCATCCCTGCGTCCTGTTCCCAATCCACCAAGCGGGGAAGATGCTTTGCGGAGGAGTCTTCCCGGCCCGCGCTAATAAAAGTAAACGCCGCCCGGAGCGCCGCATTGGCGTCGGGCAGCGCTTGCCAGTCTGGGTACATGATTTCGAGGCAGGCGAGGTACTGCTCCTGCTGAGATAGTTCGGGGTCTGCCAGTGCGGCCAGGGCATCGAGCACAGCCCTGAAGTCAGAGCGGATTGCGAACGTCTGCCCGCACACGTCTACGGTGGTGGGAAGCTCCCACGCGCTCATGCCTTCTGGCCAGGGGCGAGGCCCTTGGTCTTATCAGCGTAGGCGGCGGTGCGCGTCTGCACGCGTTTCCGGCTGGCCTTGACGGCGTCTCCTACTGCGTCCTGGATAATGGGGACAATCGCCTTCAGGACTTTTTCAAAGACCATTGTGCCATCAGGCAGCAGGGCCAGCGCCGAGATGCCTTTGAAGAATACGTCAGAAGCTTTGCTGCCGAAGATGTAGTCCACCTGCGCCTTGATGGCCTGGTCGGCGTCCACAATGTCGGAAATCTGCGCGTCGTCAGTCAGTCCATCGGCCAATTTCTGGATTGCGCTGCGCGCCTCTTCCAGTCGTGCCACGATACCTACATCGGCGGGATTGATATAAATCGTCCCCAGCGGTGTACCGTCTGCGTCAGTCACCGCGTAACTCTTCAAGCCTCTGTCAATTTTAAGTTCCATGCTGCGCCTCCTTTGGGCTTATCACTCCGCGGGAGTGAAAGCCTTGGTCGAAGTGTTGAACGTACCCTTGGTTTTTACGCCGGTATAATGCACATTAAAGGGGATCTGGTAGCCAGTGGTATCGCCGCCATAGCTGGATACCTCGATGTAGCATTCCTCACGTACAGCAGGGAAGGTACCGGACGTCCCACTTTCCCAGAGCTTGACCTCCACGATGTCGGTTTTCAGGTCATCCAGCACCAGGTCGCCGTCGATGATGGCCTGCAGCTTTTCAAACAGGGGATCGCCCTTTTCGGCGTAGTAGGGGCTTACCTCGCCCTGCTTCTGGTAGCTGTCGATGGTGACAGAGGTCTGGCCCAGGATGTTGTTCTTCTTTTCCACGTTGGCAGAGAGCTCAGGACTGTACTCCTCAAGGTCCGCGCCCAGGCGAACGTAGCTGGCCTCGCCCTCGCTGTCCTTAGCAAAGTGGGCGTTCAGGTAGTGGGCCATGTATTTGCGTTCCAGTTTCATGCTTTCAACTCCTTCGTATGGATCGTGATTTGGATTTGGTATCGTGCTGCGTTGGCATCAGCACTAGTTAAAATACCAGCGTTGCTGGCTTCGATTTTTTCCACTTCGTAACCAGCAATCTGTGGATAATTGTGCGCACGCTCTGCACCCCGGAGCCAGTTGGCCAGGTTGGCG